AATATTACCAATTGATACATATAAGAACGAAGTTGATGAGATTGTACCAAATGATCTTTCATGTGATTGGGAGTTTCTTCGTGAGAGAATCGTTCAATACGGTCTCAGGAACTCAACACTGTCCGCACAGATGCCTTCGGAGAGCAGTTCCGTTGTGTCAAACGCAACTAATGGAATCGAACCACCTAGAGCATACTTGTCCGTTAAGAAGTCCAAGAAAGGACCTCTTAAGCAGATTGTTCCCCAGTACAATACTCTGAAGAATAATTATACCCTGTTATGGGACATGCATAATAATGACGGGTACATCAAAGTTGCTGCAGTGATGCAAAAATTCTTTGATCAAGCGATCAGTGGTAACTGGAGTTACAATCCAGAGATGTATCCTGACAATGAAGTGCCTGTATCTGAAATGGCAAAGGATCTCCTCAATACTTACAAGTATGGATGGAAGACCTCTTATTATCAGAACACCTACGACAACAAAAAAGATGGGGATGAGGAACCCGTAGTCGAAAACGTTGACAATTTAATAACCGAACTGCTAGAATCCGAGGAGGAAGACTGTGAGTCCTGCAAAATCTGAACTACAAGGAATGACCGTATTTAACAAGAACAAAGTTGACAGCAAGAAGCAGCCCATGTTTTTTGGGCAACCATTAGGAGTGCAGAGGTACGATTCTTACAAGTATCCTGTATTTGATAAACTAACTCAGCAACAACTGGGTTATTTTTGGAGACCAGAAGAAGTTTCTCTACAAAAGGATCGCAGTGATTACCAAACACTTACGCCAGAACAGAAGCACATTTTTACCAGCAATCTTAAGTACCAGATCATGCTGGATTCTGTACAAGGCAGGGGTCCTGGGATGGCTTTTAGTCCTTATTGCAGCCTACCCGAACTTGAGGCATGTATGAATGTGTGGCAGTTTATGGAGATGATCCATAGTCGTTCTTACACATACATCATTAAGAATGTTTATTCGGATCCTTCTGAGGTTTTCGATACTATCTTGGAGGACGAGAATGTAATGTCTCGTGCTGAGTCTGTGACTGCATCATACGATGACTTTATTAAACATGCTCATGAGTATGACACTAGTACGATGTGGGAACTGGCAAAGGATGGACACATCGCTGGTCAGTATGATCGTTATGAGTTAAAGCGTAAACTCTACAGGGCAGTAGCAAATGTCAACATCCTCGAAGGAATCCGTTTCTATGTGTCGTTTGCGTGCTCGTTTGCTTTTGGCGAGAATAAACTTATGGAGGGCTCGGCTAAGATACTCTCTCTTATCGCTAGAGATGAAAGTCAACACCTGGTTATCACGCAGAATATCCTAAAGAACTGGAAGAACGGTGATGATCCTGAGATGCAACAGATCTCTCAAGAGGAGCAGGGATATGTAAAGCACATGTTCCAGACTACTGTTGATGAAGAAAAGATGTGGGCAAACTATTTGTTTAAAGAAGGTAGTATGATTGGTTTGAATGAACGTCTGCTGCATAATTATGTGGAGTGGATTGCTAACCGTCGTATGAAAGCGATTGGTATCGATCCTATGTTTGACATTCCTGCACGTAACAATCCTTTGCCCTGGACAGAGCACTGGTTAAATAGTAGGGGTCAGCAAAACGCCCCTCAAGAAACGGAGATTGAAAGTTATGTCGTCGGAGGAATCAAACAGGATGTCGGAGCAAACTCCTTCGCAGGATTTGCGCTCTAATGATGAGTGTTATAGGTCAATCCTAGACGCAGCACAACACGGTTGGGATGACCTTTTAGATAAGGCAGACCAACCAATAAACCCTTTCGCAGAAGAACTTTGGTTAATGGAAAAGAAAAAAGCACAGCAACAGCAACAAAGTGATGACATCATTGTCAATATGGATGGTGGTGTTGGTGGTAGTTGGCAAAAAGTAGAAACCCCTGAAGAACGTAACACTCGTCATAGTGTTGATAAAAGTAAAGACTTTATTCAGTCTGGTATGACTTTGATTACTGACGTAGAGTCGGAAAAATATTTAAGTAAAAATAAAAATGTATCCGATTGAACTACACGTTTTAAAAATTTATGCTATAAATAATACTGTGAGGAAACTCACATCTACGTTCATCCCTTCGGGGACGCAAGTAGGTCGTAGGAACGGAGCGTTCATCCCATGTTAGAAATGTTATTCTACTCATCACTCACATGTGCTCAAGCCGATGCAATTATGTTTCGGATGAAAGCAAATGAGAATCTACCTCCTGAATCGAAGGTGGAATTGATTGAGGTCATGAAGGAATCAACACCCGAATGCTATCCATGGGACGCACACGACTGAAGGAACGGGGGAATAAACCACCCTATCTTCAGGAGTAACAACATGAACACACTCAACCTTATCAAGAAGCAGATCGACAAAGCATCTGCTGTTCACAACGCACAGATTCTTCACACCTCATATCGTGGTGTTGAGTATTCGACACGTTGTGTAGAAAACAAAGAGTCTCACGGGACTTTCTGCTATCGTGGACGCACTTATAACAAGTGATTGTCAAATCTTGATACCAACACCAAGCACCCACTAGGGTGCTTTTTTGGTATAATAAATACTGACAATATAGCAAAGGAGATGTCATGAAATTATTTCTAGACTGCTCTGATGTCGATCAAATTGCCACCGCTTTTGCGACTGGATTAATAGACGGTGTTACAACAAACCCCAGTCTAATGCTAAAGGCAGGTCAAGACCCAAGAGAAGTTATCAAGGAAATCTCTAAAATCTTTCCTTGGAACTCTTCTATTTCTGCAGAGGTAGTAGGTGATACTTCTGAAGAGATGCTTGACATGGCACAGCAGTATATCGACATTGGTCCCAACATTACAATCAAAGTTCCATGTACATTGGAAGGTCTTAAAGCATGTAAGGTCCTTTCTGATAATGAAATTGATGTAAATGTAACTCTTATCTTCTCTACCGCACAGGCAATCCTTGCTGCCAAAGCAGGTGCTAGATATGTATCACCTTTTGTTGGTAGGTGTAATGACAATAGCATAAGTGGTGTAGAAGTTGTACGTGCCATTGCTGGTGTATATGCTACTCATCGTGTGAAGACAGAGATCCTTGCTGCATCTTTGAGAGATGTACATCATGTCTCTCGGTGCTTTTTGTATGGTGCTAATATTTGCACCTTGCCTGTACCAGTATTTTACAAAATGTACAATCATGTTCTTACTGATAGTGGGTTAGAACTTTTTGATAAAGACTGGAAGGAGTTAAACAAATGCCTAGGAACATGATGAACAAAGACGAAATGGAAGTTCGGATTCTTAAATTAAAGAACGAACTATACGATGGTTCTTGGAGTGCCAAGAATTTAGAATGGCATGATGGTGCTCACGCAATGCTGAATAAGGCATTGAATATGATACAGGAGTATAGAAGATGAAAAAACGCAATCTTCAGATTCTTTTAAAAGACCTGGAGTTTTTAATTCTAGAACTTAAGTCTGAAATTTACTCTGATCCTGAGTCTTACATACATAATTGTGAGCACACAGGTGTGAGCAAATACATTGACAACAACGACGACGACGGAGATCCCGACTGATTATGAAAACCCCTGGATTTTTAATGGACAACCTTTTCTATCTGAGAATATTGACGACCATTATGGTTTTGTCTATTGCATTACAAATTGCCTCACTGGGAAGAGATACATCGGCAGAAAATACTTTCAGCAGTTACGAAAGCCTAGAACTGGAGGTAGGAGAGTTAAATCTGAAAGTGACTGGAAACGTTACTACGGAAGCAGTGCTGAACTTACTGAAGAACGCAAGCGGTTCGGGAATCTTGCCTATAGGCGGGATATAATCAGCCTACATAAAACCAAGGGACTCACAAACTTTGAAGAGACCCGACAATTATTTCTAAACAATGTACTTACGGAGGCATTTGAAGATGGCACACCAGCATTTTACAACTCAAACATCCTTGGCAGGTACATGCGTAAAGATTATTTTAAGCCTTGACGCTCTCTAATCGATCTGCTATAATTACAGGGTAGTCAAGGAGATTCTCATGGATCAGGAATTTGATGTTATCAACGATGTACTACTGGACATTTTCATTGACCAGTTACATGCTGCTGCAGAATTATCTGACGAGAATGAACTTGACTCTTCCTGGGTCAGTAGCTCAGCGGATAGAGCATCGCACTTCTAATGCGTTGGTCGCAGGTTCGATCCCTGCCTGACCCGTTGCCCCTTCTTGGGGCATAACGACGGTCCTATGGGTAAAAGATATGACTACAGCACAACGATTTTCGTCTAGCATCGATCTTCTTTGCGAAGCAGTCGATCGCCAAGTAACACTTGACATCGAGTATCCTATTCTTTATAATAAAGTACTTAAATACTATGAGGAAAAAGGTGTTGATTTTTACGGTGATGTAGATGAGGATTATGATATCCTCTTAACCAAACTTGAATTAGACCTATATGATGTTACAGCAAACGATTGAATCTATTGCAAAGAATGAACTCTACATGGGGTACATCTTTGGCATCATGATCTTGGGTGGATTCATCCGTGATTATAGTGCTCTTGAGGATGTGTATGCTTTAGCAAAGAAGTACATCAAGGATAACCGTGTCCTTGTTATTATCACCTCACTGTTGGGTGGTATACTTCCTATTCCAGGACGTGTAGCATTGTCTGCACCACTCTTGGATGGTATTGCACCACGAGATAAAGAACGCCGTTCTGATTTTGGTGTGATTGATTACTTATCAGTCCACCATTACTACTGGTGGTCTCCACTAGAGAAGACGGTTGTTCTACCTATGGCAGTGTTAGGTGTATCCTACGGAACATTCCTAGGATATACTATCGTTCCTTTGATTATCACCTTGGCATACACATGGTGGTATATCTTTACTAAGGTTCCTGAATCATCTGTTATCCCCAACCTAGATTATGTTCGTGAGTTCAACTGGCGTCGTGCTCTTACTGGATGGGCACCACTGATTGCTACTGTGATTCTTCTATTGAATACAGGTAAGGGTGGAGCAATCTTCTTCTTCCCTTGGTTCCTTGGGATGTCAATCTATTATTCTATTGTGTTTAAAGATTGGAAGTGGGGCAAGTGGTTGGATGGTAAGTTTGCCATCATCGCTACACTTGTTCTTGCCCTTGGTGGTGTGGTAGGATTGGTGAAAGGACCAGTTATGGAGTATCTCAACGCAGCAACGCCTGGGATGCTTATACCTGCCTCTCTGGTGGCAATGGTTGCTG